AATGTACTTCACCACGTTGCCCTCGCAGTAGTCCAAGCTGTTCTTGTAGATGTATTCAATGGGCTGGATAGCAAGCTGGTAATGGTTGCCGCCTGTCTGTTTACTTAGTGCGCTCATTGCAGTGTTTCCTCAGCGTTCATTTCAATTTCTTCAGGATGTTGCAGGTCACACCGTGAGCATAGACCATAAGCGTCCCCATCAGTCCCAAGCCAATAAGTGAGAGGAAGAGCGCAGTCCTCACAATATAAGCGAGTAAGAGTAATGGTGCGAGTAGGAAACTTCGTAACATTGCTCATCCCTCCACCTTAATTTTAACGCGGGAATCTTCACCGCTGTCTTTATGGTAGACCACTGCTGTCATAGACCGCTCTGCACCATAGCCTGAATCGCTATGCCATTGGTCGGTGGCCGTTAGGCTACCCCAGTGTTCAAAGTGCATAGAACCCACCTCTCTGGCTGTGTGGTGGTGGATATGCCCCAGATGGCAATAGCGGTTCTTTGACTCTGCCCATTCGTCGTCAAGGTTCTTAATCACTGTCTGTAGAATCTGCTCATGCTTGATACGGTCGCCATGGTGAAACACGAATAGATTGTTGTGCCACTGGTAGGATATAAACTTGCTGTAGTTCTGGACAATCTCAACCCTTGGCTCTTTGCTGTAAAGCAGCTCCAAGCAGCTCGACAGGTGACAAGCCATATCATAGTCATGGTTGCCGCGTACATTAACCACAACAACTTTCTCATGTGTCTGTAGCATCTTGTCTATCAGGATGTTAAATAGCCTGCCTGCCAGCTTAAAGGTCTTGCCAATGCGTGTGTCTACGTCTACTGGCGTTCCCTTAGTGGTGGTGTTAAAGCTGCTGTCAGCGTGAAAGAAATCACCCACGTTAAGCAATACACCTGTCTTGGCATTACCCACGCGGTTAGCCAGTCGGTCGGTGGCATCAATCAAAACCTCTGTCGCTATCTTAATATCCCAATCATCGTCATCAACCTTTGATTCTGAGTCTGCCAGCATTCCAAAGTGGTGGTCGCCAATCATATACATGGCTAGATAATCGTCAGACACTTCTACAGGTGTAGATGACTTTCTTTTAAACCCATCAAGGTCTTCTTTAACGCCCTCAATCATCAGGTCTAGGCGCTGCTTCATGCTTTGCTTTTGCGGCTCCTGAATCACCCATTGCAGGGCAACTGAGCCATCTTCTTTATATGCTGTGGATACTCGCTTGGCATCAAAGCCTTCTGCGGTCTGGTGTACTAGGCTGCGGTGTGGTGCGACTCCCTTGGCTGCGGCATATCCCTCAATGCGCTTCATAGTCTTATCAATACCGCGCCTGTTCATTCCCAGCGCATCGGCTGCTTTAGTGTTGGAGCCATGCTGGATAACCGCCTCTAAAACTCTGGTCTGTGATTCGCTTCTTGCAAACTCTAATAAACTGCGGGGGTCAATCCTATCCATTATTTCACCTGTTGTTGGTTTAGTTTTCTATATTCGCTCTGAGGGTCAATCGGCAAATTAAAGCCTAAATCAAAAGCCCACTCGTAAACCTGATTTAAAAAGTGGTGCATCTCGCCAGTATCTAAATTACTGGTCTGCCTAAGCTGGTCTTTAATGATTGTCTTTCCAACCTTGATTTCTTCAGTGCCAAGAAATAGCTGCTTCAGCAATAGCTTAACATTTTCTTCAGTGTAGGAGGCATCACGCTTATTAACTGCCGCGCTTAGGTATCTACACCAAGCGTGGAACATGGCGTTCTGAGATATTGTGCGGGGGTTGCTGTAGGGCTTCAGCGTGATAGCGCAAGGCTTCTTATAGTCCCAGTCCTTGAGGCGGTCAGCAATGTACCTGAGCCGAACGTCTATCTCCTCGGCTCGGTATACTTTCACGCTGTCAGCATCGCTCACACTAATGCCCTTGATAACCACTTCTGGCTGGTTATGGCTTCCTGCGATTCAAGGCGTGACTCAAAAGGCTTATCTGCATCATTGTTATAGGCTGCCTTAGCCACTCTCAAATCATAGTCAGTAATCACCTTGCACTGCTTTGCCCTGAGCCTGCTGTGTAGCGTCTTGGCGTTAATGCCTGCGACCTCAGCCAGATGGGGTAAGCTGTATTTCTCCCCAGACTTTAGCTTTGTATTCCTTCCAGCGTAGGAATATTTAATTGCAATCTTTCTTGAATTTGGATGCTGTACTCTAAGCATATTTCACCTCATTGCCGCCGTCATAATAGAAGCCGCGCTTAGCGAGGTAATATTGTTTCTGTGCCTCTTTCTCGTGTGGCTCTACCCATGTAATGTCTGTCAGTGAACACTCTAAGGTTCTGCCCCTGATTGAATCGCCCACCTTAGCTTGTGAACTGCGGGAGTCTTGGTTGCCTGCTGCTTGCTGCTGTGGAACAAAGGGGGACACACCGCCAGTCTTCTTTGCTCTGGATAACCAACTATTAATAAACTTGGGCATCCCGACTTTGGTTTTGCGTTTAAAGGGGTTAGTAAGTAGCCACATCTTCATCGCTGTCAGCTCATTGCGAACCATGTCTTCGCCATAGGCATCAATCAAGTCTTGGTGCAGGTCATCAGACACTAGATATTCTTCTCCAGTTTTTAAGAGCATGGCAGACTCCAGCGGGCAATGGTGCATTCTTCGTCAAATCTGTTTTTGACAGTGACGTTTTCTTTTATCAGGTGGTGACCATCGCGCTTCAGGTTATACACTACAGCGGATATTCTAGTAATGCCTAGCTCATGGAAAGCGTCTAGGCTGGTTATTGCGTTACCACTTCTCAGGTAATCGAGTACACGTTGTTTCTGGTTCATCTTCTTAACTCCTTTGGTTCACGCTGAAGCGCTCACACGTTTTTTTTGAAAGGTTTGTTTCTATATGTTTACAAAGTGCCATTAAGTGTACATATATATTTATTGAGGTACTTTTAACCCTTTTACTTGTTCAAAAGTAAAATTCAAGATAAGAGGGCTAAAGCAACTCTTCGGCATAATCGTTATCGTATCGAATATTTAATCTATCCTGAAGCCAGTACCGACTGGATTCAAGGGCTGTGACAAGAGGGTCAACTTGGTCTTTGGGGTTTCATTTAAAAAGGTTCCCCAACCTCCAGCCCGATAACTTCTTTGATTATAAAACTACATCAACCTGTTTGTAAACACAAAACAGGAACTATCTTCCAAGTCGAAAGAAATCCACTACATCAACATTGAGTGCCGCGCAGAGTTCCTGCATGGTGTGCAGCTTCATGTTAGGCTGCGTTCTCCACCGTATAACCTGCTGTGGGCTTGTCTTAGCGATTCTAGAGAGTTCTGCGTTAGATATACTGGCATTGGCTTGCGCGGCTCTAACGGCCTTTCCTGCGTCTATAAGTTGCATATTATTATTCCAGTTGTGATATATTGTTATTGACCGGCTAGCGCTGGTCTTTCTCCTGTTGGTTCCCCCCCGCGAGGGGGGGATTTAACTCTAAAACGGTATATCTTCATCGAACTCTTCAGCCTTTGGTTGCGCTGCTTTCTGTGCTTGCGCCATACCTTGCTGCTGGGCTTCATCTTTTGCGCTAAACTTTAGGCTCATGTATTTAGTTCCTGTCTTGCTGGTATTAACCCAGCCGCTAACCCAGTATTCTTTGCCGTCAATTAGTGCGCTGCCTTTGCGGTCAGGGTGTGTCTCCGACTCTTTCTTGTCGTTCACAAACATCGCGCCAGTGTTATCTTTCTGCTCGTATGTACTCATTTTATTCTCCAGTTATTGTGCTTGTCTAAATTCGGTTGTTTTCATTGTGGTGCGTTCCTGCGTAGTGAATACGCCCCCTTTGCTTGGTGCTTTCCAGAGTAGCTGCTTCTCTGTGTCGCTCAACTCTTTCCACGCTTCGTTCGCTGTGGACAGGTCGCCAGTTGCCAGACCGTCTTTGATTGCCTTAACGCTTGGCATCAGGTCAATAATAGAATCTTCATAGCTTTCCTGCTCCGCCTTCTTAACTGCCTTGTCGCTTCTCAGCATTGCCGCTTCTGCGTCATCATCTACCTGCGGAATACCTGCCATAGCCGCTAGGCCGTAACGTCTTGCGTAGGTGATACAAGAGCCGCCAGCTTGCGGGTCACGCTTAACCATCGGCAATAGAAACTCTTGTTCTAACCACTGACCAGAGGTGTGCATCAGTCTAGTAGCTACGCCAACGCTATTCTCTGTGCTTACTGGAAACTGAACATAGCTCAGGCCATTAGCTGCAAACGGCTCTTTGACCACCTGCATAACGTCAGACAGGTTTGCATATTTGGATTTAAAGAAAGGGTTGCCAGTGCCTTTAACAGCACCCCCCATAACGGCTTGCGCTTTGCATAAAGCTGTAGCCAGTTCGTTAATTGATTCGCTTGAAAACATACTATCTCCTATTGTTAAGTTGGTATTGTACTAAAAAGTTAATCGTGCGGTAACACTTTTGTCAGGGTCAGCGCAATTAGCTGTAGCGCATTCACCTGCTGCATATAGTGCGCCAAAGGCTAGGTAGTATTCCTCTGGCATATCTGCGCGCTCGTTGTTGCCCATCGCGTAATCTTTCTCAGCCAGCTCGTAAAAGTAATTATTAAAATCTGCGGTAAACATAAAGCCTCCTATTGCTCTGCGCGTTTAACAAATAGCTCAACAGCGTCTTCAATCTTCATGCCGTTGCTTGTAATGTGCTTAACTTCTTCGCCAGTCATATCTGGCTTTGGGAATATGATTGTCCAACGCTCCGCCATGTTTCTTCTTAGGTGTCCTGAAGTCTTGCGTCTAAGCATCGACACAACCGCGCCTGAGCCTACTCGCTCAATCTTGAATGTGTCGCCCTTGCTGTTTTTCTTGGTGTGCATACTGCCTCCTGAATGCCCCCGAAGG